GAGCAGTGCTGCGCCGGAGACGGCAAAGGAGCCGACAAAAATCAGCGCGGTCGCCATCACAGCCACCCAAGCGGCCACCCTCCGCACTCGACCCCTCAACACGGCATGTTCTGGTGTTTGCATCCTACGCGCGTAGCAACTCGGTTCGGTGGAGTACAGTATTTTCTCAGATTTCTGAGAGTTTTGGGCGGTGGAATTTTGGCATATTTGTCAAATCTGGTTTCCAAGAATCATGACAAAAATATTTCCCGGTTTTCTGCGGCTTAGAGAGGTGAAAAACATTTTGTATGTTTTGTCTTTCGTGCGCGCGCGATACGGATTGGTGAGCCGTTTAAACAGAGTATATAATACATATAAATATAATGACAAAACTAATATACTATTGATTAGACTAGGTTTTTTGATCGAGTTTCCGTCATACGGAAACTTTTAGAAACTGACATAAATAACTTAGGTAAAAAAATACCCCCCAGATTTGGAGGGTATGGTTTCAAGTCGCTTTATAGGATCGGGATGGTCTACCCCCGCCATCTGGTTTTCGCTCTTGGGTGACGATGTAGCCAGCCTCTATCAGGGTGCTAAGAATCTCATCGCGTTCTTTTGCTGAGATCTTCATTCCCATCTTTCTCAGGATATCTCGTCCTGTGATTTCTCCTCCAGCAGTCCGAATAATCTCTAGAATTTCCTTGCGAAGACCCTGCGTTTCATTCTCCGAGACATATCGCTCTGCGCCCGCCCGCATGGCATCGAAACAATGCATAGAAAGCTCCATGCCCCATTTCATGTCCGCGTCATTGACGGCAGGGTCTAACGGATTGCGGGATACACACCGGATCAGCGCCAGCTTGCAGGCATTTTCGACAATGCGCCCGGCGAGTGACGTGACGTAGGTTCCTTCGTTTTGCTTGAGAAGAACCTCCTGGGTGTTTTCGGCCCTCTTGAGAACTCGGACAGCCTGGACAGTGTATGAGACGGTATAGGGATTGGCTGGAGTGTCTGACAGCATCATGTTCTCGATGTTGCCAGGTCCATGCTTTCGACATCCGTTCGCGATCTGGATCGCCTTTTCAATCAGACTCTGGGGTATGTTCTCGACCTCGATGTCCTGCATGTCAGGATAGTTCTGTTCTGGGATGAACACCAGAAAGCGACCGAGCAGCCCGTCAGCAAGCGAGGCTCCGGCTACCGCATCCCAGAACTGCCTGGGCGTGGATGTCCCGTAGATCGTGGCGATCGGGTTGTGGATGTCCTCGCGTTTGCGTCCTGTTTTTTCCGACTGGTCGGCATATTCCGTTCCGAGCATCACATCCGCGCTGGATGTGTAGAGAGATTTCAGCTTCTGCGCGATCTGCTGCTTGTGGGTGCTGGCCTTCGTGCCGAGAACCCCGCGCAGGAAGTCGCCGCATTCGTCGATCATGAAAACCTTGGAAGGGTGCATTTTCAGCGATGTGTGGAGCGCGGTCCCAGACGCGATATCCTCACCGCCGAGATAGTCCATCAATCCGGCCGCCGTCAGCAGGCGCTTGATGACCCTGCGTGCGTGATCCTTGCCCCCCGAACTGTCGATCAGTGTCACCGCATACAGGTTCGTCCACAGATCGGTGCGCGTTCTATACTTACGGCCCGCCAGTGCGGACACGAGGGCAATGCCGGCCGCTAGAGCCGCGAACGGCTGGGGGCGGCGCGCTGTCCGCGTTGTGTATGCCACAAACTCACCAAGGAAGCCGTCAACGTCCTGCAGACCCCTTGGGACAAGCGCCGTGACATTGCGCTCGGGAAGGTTGTTTCGAGCGACCGTCTCTAGGATTGGCGCCCAGTCATCGCTGATCTCCTCTGGCGTTAGTATGTGATCGACTTCCCGCGGTTGGGACAGACCTTCCTGAAACGACCGCTCCAGTGTGCGTTCCGCGGCCCGGAAGTCCCGGCATGCCGACCGAATATCAGCGAGCGCCGTCCGCAGATCCGACAGCGCGACCGACTGTTCCAGTTCGCCGGAAGCCACAAGCCCACCGATCGAGAAGGCGGCCTTGTTCAGCGTCGTGTGCTTCGTGCCGTCACCCGCGAACCGAATGGCGTCACACTCACGGGCTAACGCCTCAAGGGCGTATGCCGTCCCACCTTCTGACTGTCGAACGGAGGGTGTCGACACAACGGGAACGGGAGCAGGCTCAGGCTTTTTTCTCAGCTCTTCCAGCAGCCATGACGGAAGTTCCGAAACCGGCTCATCGTTGAATTCGCAATAGCCGTCAGAAGGGGGAATGAGCACGTATCCACCTTCGCCGCGCGTATCCACCCCGCGCACGATGCGGCTTGCAGTGTTGCGCAGTTCCTCATCCGGCATGCGATACCAGAGATGATAGCCGCCTGATTGCGTGCGTACGCATTTCGTCTGGTTCTGCAGGTCGTGCTGCATCATCCATTCGACGGCTTCAGGACCGTTCTTGGTGTCGATATCGACCACGAACACGCCGGACATGCGCCCTGTCGGCATTCCGATCCGGGCGCCGGGGAAGGGGGCAAACATTTCTGACACGCGTTCTGGCTCGGATGAGGCATCCTTGAAGCCATGTTTCGTCAGTGGGCGCTTGTTCACACCGCACGGGAAGATCGGAAATTCTATGCCAAGTTCGCCGATTAAATCCTCATAAGGCTCGCGCCTCTGGACGGCATCCCAGTCGAAGAGGGCTTCTAGATTGCCTTTATCCATGTGCGGGAACTCCGATTGTCTTGATCTTTTCCGCGTCCCACGTCTTCATAATCTCGAAGGTGTAGGTGTCGAGGAAAGTCCCAAACAGGCTTTCGGCCTGCGCTTGGGTGAATTGTGAAAAATCCGTTGTTCTGTTGGCGTCGATCCAGTCGAGAGCACTATCGAGCGCAATGACAAACGCCTCGCGACTGCGATCACTCATAATGAATTCCTGTGATTTCCGGGTATTTCCCGACCGGCAAAACGGTCAGCTCCTTGGGGATTTTCAGTTCGGGAACTCGCGCCATAGCTTCATCCATGTCAGTTGGCGGCGTTTTGTGGACCGGAAGAAAAGCCATAAGCGACCATGTCTCGGCCGATTTCTTGCGCGCCCATGGATTGCTCGACGGGTCGAACGCCAGAAATTTGTTGTAGTCCTGCATGAGGGAATTGAACGTGATCCTCAGGGTGTCCGGCTTTCCGTCCTTGCCCGGATTGCGGCGGAACCTCATGTTATGGATCGGAACCCTAACCGGCCTGGCATCCGTCGATAGAGCCGCAAGGTCGGACGCGTGAAGCTTCGGCTTTTCAATCGCGTTCTCAGGGAACACAAAACCGCACGCCGGGCATTCCATGATGTGGATCGGGACGAGTGTATCGCATTCCGGGCAATTCTTTTTCGGGGCTTCTCCAGTTCCTTTCGGGCGTGGCGGCGCGATCAGGTCGACGGGCCCATGCATGGCGAGCCAGCCCGCATAGTCGCACAGCAGGGCGTTTGTCTTGCCTGTATCGGGCGAAAGTCTCAGAACACGTCCGATCATCTGGATCAGAAGCGCGCTCGATGTCGTCGGCCGCAATCCAACGATCATGTCAGCCTGGGGAACGTCCACGCCGGTCGTCAGCGTTCCCACACTGACAGCCGCGCGGATCGAGCCATTGCGCATCCCATTGAGAATGCGCGTCCGCTCTGTTTCTGATGTGTCAGCGGTGACAATTTCGCAGTCGACACCGTGTCGACTGAGGCAGTCCCTGACGTGCTTGCAGTTCTCCACTGACGGCACGAAAATAAACCACGTCCTGCGATCCCGGCCACGCTCGACAAAATCGGCAACGGCTTCCTCGATGCGTGCGTCTACGGCTTCTGTGAGCTGACCGATATTGTAGTCGCCGGCTGTTTTTCTCAGTCCCGCAGTCTCGATCCTGATGCCCGTCGACTGCGTCGTCACAGGCACAAGGAAGCCACGCCTGATCAGGTCCATGATACTGATGCGGTAACTGATACCGTGAAAGATGGCGTCGTCGCCCTCGGTCAGCGGCCCTTCACCAAGACGCCATGGCGTCCCGGAGAACCCGATCATGCGGACATCCCTGTTCACGCGGGTGATCTCGCGCAAAAAACGATGCCACACGGTCTTTTCCTTGCGGCTGATCGTGTGGCATTCATCAACCAGAATCAGGTCGACGCGGCCCACATCGTAGGCTTTCTTGTAAATGCTCTGGATGGTCGCAAAAAGAATCTGCGCAAACAGGTCTTTTCGCTTGAGGGCCGCAGAGTAAATTCCTGCAGGAGCATCCCCCCACAGGTTCAGCAGCTTTGCAAAATTCTGCTGCACGAGCTGCGATGAATGGGTGATCATCAGAATGCGGGTGTCCGGGTCGCACTCGCATGCCTGCTTCATCATGGCGCCCATGATCACGGACTTTCCCGCGCCGACACATGCGTCGACGATCGGGCATCCGTCATTATCCCTGAGCCATTCCCATGTGTTGTCTATGGCTTCTTGCTGGTAGTCCCGAAGACGTAGCTTGCCTGTCGCGCCGTCTGCTGACACGATTGCCTCCTGTTCATATTCGTATGGACGGGGATGCCGGGACCGACCGGCGTTGGAACTGAGCGGTCCCGGCGGCTACATCAGTACGGGATTTCGTCGTCCAGATCGTTCGCCTGCGTATCTGCCGCAGGCTGTGGTGCTCGGCTTGCGCTGCGTTCCCACTTGCGGTTGCCCGTCGCACGTCCTGCAGCAGCACCTGCGACGGGCGGACGGGCCGGAGCGGCACGGCCTGCTGGCGGTGCGGTGCGGGAAGGTACGGCGGCCTTGTGCGGGTCCTGGTAGAATTTCACCACATTGCGCTCGCTGTATTCGCCGCGAGCGGGCTGGATGCCGACACGAACGCGAACGCGGCATAGTTCGAGATCGGCTGTATCGCGGATGATCTTGTTGTTCGTCTGACCGATCTTCTTCACGGCCGCTTTGGCGATGTCCTCGGCCTGACTGCTGGTCGAGCACTGGATATTAAGATTATCGAACACCACTCGGCCGCTATCCAGCTTGATCTGGATGGAAATCATGCACCCGGCCCGGGTATCTTTCAGCTCGGCCTTGACGATATCCCCGTCATAGTCGCCAGCCGGGATAAGGTCGAATTCCGGTGCATCCGGAGCGGTATCCTGGTCGTAAATGCCTGCGAGATTGCCAGTCATGTCTTGGTCCTCAATTCGAGAAATAGGGGATGTGTGAAGAAAGCGCGTTCCAGCTCTCGCCCGGGTCGTTCGGGATTTCGATCCTGTCAGGCATTCCGAAGCGATTTTTCGACAAGGCAGCAGGACGCTCTTCGGTGAAGATTAGTCGCTGACCGTTGCCCTTGGCCTTGTTGACCTTGGCGAAGCCGCCTTTTTCTTCGGTGATGACGGTTTTCCAGTTCATGAAGAACACGGCGTCCGCCATTTCCTGCATGAGAGACGAAGCGCCGCGATGCAGGTCAATCTGGTAGCGTTCGTATCCACCCGATGTCGGGTCTTCAAATCGCTTGATCTGGCTGTGCGCCAGCAGGACAATCGACATACCGCGTTCGTCACGCAGCTTCTGAAGAAGATCGGCGATGAACTGCCAGTTCTCGTTGGCCTTGGCATAACCTCGGCCATAATCCGGATCCGTGATCGACACCCATCCATTCTGCCGGCACGAATAATCCCATACCAGTTTTTCAGCCCAGTCCAGACTGTCGAGAATGAGCGTCTGAAATGAATGCTCTTCTTCCAGAAGTCCGGTTAGCTGGTCCATGATGTCTTCGTAGGACATACACTGGGGAAACCGGTCAACGCCGATCGCCTCGGCGCCATCTTCCGTCTGCACCAGAATAGGAGCGGGAGCGCCGCAGGCGAGCGTCGTCTTGCCGATGCCGTGTGTGCCGTAGATAATCAGGCGGGGAGGCTTGTGAACCACGCCGCTCTGGATTTGTTGCATAATGCTCATGCCGACACCTCGATCGAATAGGATGGACGCGGCGAATGGATGCTTCGCGATGCCTCAAACGGCTCGCGTGTTGACGACGGCCATACGGTCCATTTGCGTTCGGGGATCTTGTAGGTGACCTCGACATACTCGGAGATGTCGCGTCCTTCCTTCGCCAGCCGATCAAGAACAGCCTTCAGCTTCTTCTGATCGTATTTGACGTTCTTTTTGATCTCCTGTGACACCTTGAAGCCACCATCCACAATATGGATAATGCCTGTATCCTTTTCCCGTTCACCCTCGAAGGTGTCGGCGTAACGGCTGGATAGGCAACGATAGAAGGCATCGCTGTAGCTTTCCAGTTCAGCCTTTTTATCGGCCAAGTCCTTCTGCAATTCCCACAACTGATCTGCGGGGATGGAGGCGCGCTGCCTATCGCTCATCGCGATCAAATCGGACAATTCAACGCGGTTCTTCACGTTCAAACACTCCTGCAGGTCTTGGCTACCTGCTGAGCCTTCCAGGCACATCACCTGGCGCAACCGGGCGCGCACGCCCGGAAACGTCAGACGAGGGGCGTGATGGTGATGGTTGTCTGGTCGACCGGTCCGAACCGACGGCGATACGTCGCAGCCACGATTTGACTGTCGTCTTTCCATGCAATGCCGTTCAGGCTGTCGCATGCCAGTTTCCCGGCGTTGTCCCAGTCCGGCTTTCCTGTAGCGTGGATGGCGCCGAGAAGAGCCGCGCCCTTCTTCTTGGCAGACCACGACGGCGGAACCGCTTTCTCGACGACGATTGACACCGACACCGCGCATTCGAGAACTGGCGTTCCGATCTGATCGACCGCGCATGACTTGATCCAGTTCTCGGCGCTTACCGTCTTGGCGTCGGTATAGGTGCGTCCATTTCCGAAGCGTGGACGCCCTTTGCCTCTCATCGCTCCAGGAACGACGATCGTAAGCGTTTCCGCACCACATACAGGCGTAGACGGCCGTTTCTGGTCCTCCGATATGCGAACACTTCGATCCACATCCACACCCATGTCCATGCAATCAGACATTGTTCCATGCTTCCATCTTGGCCCTGCGGGCTTTCATGAGGTTCAGTTCGTGGTCGAGGCGTTCGACCTGCTTGTTTTTCCAAGCCGCATGCCAGGCACGGAGACGGTCGGCTTCCCAAGCGAGAATGGCCCGGTCTTCGCGATACCAAAGGCGTTTGCACTTGCCTGGCGTCATGCCGAGGATGCGTGCGGCCCGTTCAATCTGGCGACCGATCGTGTCACCTGCCGAGAATGGTGAGGCGGCATCTCGGACGATCATCTGCATTTCGTCTGCGATAGCGTCGGCGGTCGTCATTTCAGTTTCTGACCTCCAGCACGATTTTTCCGACATCTCGGAAAGTCTCCCTGTCATTGATGGCGACAGGGAAGGAGGGGACCGTTTTGAATTTCTTGAACTGCGCCGAAGACCTGGAAAACCTGATCGTTCTTCTGTCCATCATGAGAGCGCGGCTGGAACCGCGCATCTCATACGTCCGCGCCGAGAGCATTTCCTGGCGAGTGCGGTATGCGCTCGTCGAGGCCATGTTCACGGACGCCGCGATGCTG